CGAAACGCGTTCAACATCTTGTTCGGTTGACATCTCACCTTTGCCGAACGTGATCACGATTTCGTCATCAGTTTCAACCACGGATTTTATATGTCTTTTATCTTCGTTTTCCATTTGTTCAATTGTTCTTTTTGCCCAACGTAACATTTCATCACCACCCCACGCGGCATACATAATCGAACCGCAAATTTCATTCCCGTCGGCATCTACAAAATCGCCTTGGTCGTACACTTTAGCACGTGATAAAAACGAATAGGTGCGAACCAAAATTTCATCGGAAATCGTTTCACGATTCGCTAGTTGGTTTGCACGTGTCCATCCTACGGGTGTTCCGCAATCGCTTCCGTTTTCTTCGCGATGTTTCAGCGCACGTGCGGCATTATCTGATGCCGCCTTTGGGTAATTACTCCACGGCATCGTTTGCGTCGTTTTGTGCGGTTCCTACTTCAACCATATTCATTGGTTGTAAATACGCATCACCGCCGTCGATTGGTGCAAGATTCTCCATCTTGCGAACGTCGTTTGCGCTAATCCAACCCCATTGGCGTCCCTTCGTGTACGCCTCATAACGTGAACGAATATCACCACGCAACAATCCGTCCATGTTGAATCGGATGTAGTAACGTTCGGCGTCATTACCCACGAACAATTTGCGATTGAATTCCGCTTCCCAACGTTTCACCCATGGCAAAATCGTGTTTCTCTGGAATTGAATGCCTTGTTCTTCGATGTTGGCACGTGTTGAACTATTTTCCAACGAACCCAAATAGGCCAATGGAATACGGAAAAAACGTGCAATATCTTCAACGCCGAATTTTCGTGTGCTAATGAACTGTGATTCTTGTGGACTGATGGACATTTTTTCCACTTTCATCCCTTCTTCGAGAATCGCCGTTTTGTGGGCATTATCCAACCCGGCGTTGCGTTGTGTCCACGAACGAATCAAACGCTTGTACGCCTCATCTGATAGCCTTCCGGGGTGCGTTAACACCGCCGACACGTTTGCGCCATTGCCAAAGAATGAACCGCCGAATCGGTCGGCCGCTAATCCAAGGCCAATGGATTCGCGTGCGGCCTCTAATACTGATTTGCCGATCACGCCGTCGAATCCAAGTCCAACAATGTGAATGATTTCAGAATCGTCGAACGTTTCTTTGCCATCAATCTGATAAAACTTTTCGTCCTTGTACACCTTAACTTCCACACGATCCGGATGAATCGGAATCAATTGCAATGGATTCCCGGCGCCGTCGCGTTTGATTGCGATGAAGGCGTTGCCATGTAGACACAAATGCGCTTGACACGTTTCACGGAAGGTGAAATCTGTCATCATTGCATTTGGGTGGTGAATCAACTTGTTGATTGGGTGCGCACTGGCATCAACAACGATGTCGTCGTTGGTTTGCTTTACGTTCCAAGGTAGGGTGGCAATAGTTTCAGAAATAACACGAACGGCACCAAATACCGCCGACAATTGCATTGCCGTGTTTTCCGTCACGGCGATTCCAGTTTTCGATTCATTGTCCGCAAACAACCATTCGGCCGGATTTGCCAACGATGTCGATGGACGATTTGGGTTGTTTCTAAACGCGCCCAAAATACGCCCGAAAAGATTTTGATTTTCCGCCATTCGGATGAAGTGATTGTACAATTCGGGGTTAATTTACGTAATCATGTGCAACGTTCAAAAAACTGATTTTCAACAAAAAGGGACGCCACGAATGACGTCCCTTCCAACCAAAAAACAACTACCGCCCGAACGGGCTTCGTTTACCTAATACTGCACAATGAATGCCGATTTCCTTTTCAACCTTTCATTTAGCGCCGAACGCGAAAATGTAACGAATCGCGAACATTCTTTCAAGACAAACGCCGTTGGCGAAATACTATCCACCACGTATTGTTTGCCAGTGCGCACCATTTGGATGATGGTGCCGATGCTGATGTTTTCAATTGGGTTCATGCTCTTTTTGTATTTGTTCTTCACAATATATGAATAATTTTTAATTATCCCCATAATGGTCAACATCATTTCTGAACACATTGATGATTTCGCCTTGCAACAATATCCGAATGATATAACCGTCGCCCGTTTCAGCGATCCACGGCGTGAATCCCAATTCAAACAATTTCAATCCCAAATCACGGGCGTCGTTTAAGTTCATCATAACATTCGAATGCCTTGTGATTCGTACGTGGACGACCCGGTCACGTCTTTATTCTCCATCGTCATCATTTCACCCAACGCCATAATCATTGCAATGATGCCGTCAATCTTATCGCCCGCCTTTGCCTTGCTGAACTTTATGTTTTCGGCATCGTCTTTTTTTGTCACCACATTGGCCACCATCCAACGCAACATTCCATTTCCGCCATGATGCAACAATCGTTTCTTCACCAACACCTCGGCATTCTTAATCGGTGCCGTCATAGAAATGAACCCTTGACCGAACGGGTCCATTTCCAATCCTTTGTCGGTCAACTGCTGGACCAATGAATTCGAATTCCAACGGTCAAACGCAATGGACTGAATGTCGTACATTTCCGCACATTCCAAAATCGTCTTTTGAATGACGTTGTAATCGGTTGAATTCCCTTCGGTGACAATCAATTCTTTGTTGGCGACAAATGCGTCGTACGAACCGCCCGTTTGATTCCGACGTCGTTCCACGGCCGCTTCTGAAACGAACAATTTTGGAACGACCTTGATACTATCGTCGTCCATTGGAAACACCATCACGAACGCCGTGACATCTTCGGTGGCCGCCAAATCAAGTCCGGCGTAACACTTGCGGTTCCTTAATTCTTCAAAATCAATCGTTCCACTAGACTTCATCCATTCGTCGTCTGCAATCCAACCCGATAAAGAATTGACCCATTGATTCAAATGCAATTGGCGGAATGCGATTTCCGCCGACGGCAACGATTTGGCCTCGTTCGCCATCTTTTCGAAATACTCTGGTTTGATGCTGATGCCGAAATTGGGGTTGGCCTTTTTCCACGTTTCTTCATCGTGGATGTCGTCCGACGGGTCGGCCTCGTATATCAACGGCAAAAACGTCGTGTCGTTCACCACGCCTTCGCGCACCTTTTTCCCGTAATCGTACAACTCATAACAAATGGAATTCGGATCAAACACGCCCGCCGTGGTGATCGCAATCATCAATGGTTGTGACCTTGCACCCATCGACGTTGCCATCACGTCCCAAAGTTCACGGTTCTTTGCCGTGTGCAATTCGTCATATATTACACAACTGGCATTCGCCCCGTGCAACGTCCCGGCCTCGGCCGCCACCGCTTTCAAAAACGAATTCGTTCCCTTCTTCACGATTGAATTTTGGAACACACTGCATTCACGCGACAAGATTGCGGAATTCCGAATCATTTGTTTGGCAACGTCGAACACGATTTTCGCTTGGTCGCGTGACGATGCGCAACAATAGATTTCTGCGCCGGGTTCTTTGTCTACAAACAACACCGCCAACGCAATGGCCGCCGACAAGTTTGATTTTCCGTTTTTTCTCGGAATCTGGACATAGCTGGTTCGGTATTGTCGCAAACCGCCGTCGTTCATTGTGCCGAACAACTGGTGAATGAAATCGTGTTGCCACGGTTCCAACAAGAACGGTTTGCCCGCCAAATCACCTTTGACGTGTGTACACACACGTTCAATGAAATTGATGATTCGGTTTGATTTTGTTTCGTCGTGGTGCATCTTAAAACATTGTCAATTGTGATTGGTGAACGCGTAATCGTTCAACCGCGTTGTCGAAATATTCTTTGTCGATTTCGAATCCAGTCAAATCAAATCCACGATTGTGGCACGCCAACGCAATGGAACCCGAACCTAAATGTGTGTCTAAAATCTTGTCGCCTTCGTTTGCGTAATTATCCAAAATCCATTCGTACAATTTCACGGGCTTTTGTGTTGGGTGGATTCTATTTTTTTGATTTGGACTTTTATCAAACTTTTTTGCACTCGAATCAAAAGACGTCCAAGCCAATTCGTATTGAGCAAATGAAACATCTTCACTGAATTTTTTGTCCCACATTAGCCAACATGATGATGGTTTTTTGATTTTGTCAATCATATAATTCGCGCCCCAAATTATTTGATTTCTTGAAATACGAAACAATTCATCAAAATATTTCTGAATAGGTGTTTCGTTGTCCCAATCTATTTTTTTGTAATTGCTTTTTTTATCTCCTTTTCTTCTTCCCATATTGTTGTTGATATTGATTCCATACGGCGGATCAACAATAGCCAAATCAAATTGGTTGTCGTCCATCTGCTTCATTGCCTCAAGGCAATCCATGTTTTTCAAATCAATCATTCCAACAAATCATCAAGTGTTTCAATCTTTTCTTCAACGCTGATTTTGGCGCGTGACGATGCCGTCAATCCAAATTGTACCATCATCTTTTCCACCTTCGCCCATGACTGGTTCATCATCAATACTTCCGGGCGTGGCCGCCACATTAAATCGCCTTGCGCCGTTGTCGTCGAATACGTCGGGCCTTGTTCCTTGATCACGTTGCGTGCCACTTGGTAATCTTCCCACGCGTCCGCCAACATCTGCAATGCCATCGCATCCACTTCGGCGACGACCCCAAGGTCGTCCAATTTCTTGACCAGCCAATCGAACGTTTCGTTTGCCGATTGAACCGTTGGTGTTGATGGAATGCCGTCGGCTTCCAATCTATTTTTATGACGGCTTGGATCGAATGTGCCTTGCGCTTTCAATATTGCCGTCGGTTTTGGTTT